GTGAACAGTCTCGATTTTGACCGCAGGCCCGAAGATACGCGCGTCGTTGTCGCCATGTCCGGCGGCGTCGATTCCTCCGTCGTGGCGGGGCTGCTCAAACGCGAGGGTTACGATGTTCTCGGCATCACACTGCAGCTCTATGACCACGGGGCGGCCGTGCATCGGGCGGGTTCCTGCTGCGCCGGCCAGGATATCGACGATGCACGGCGCGTCTGCGAGACGCTCGGTATTCCGCATTATGTGCTCGATTACGAGGCGCGCTTTCGCGAGACGGTGATCAATCCCTTCGCCGAAAGCTATGTCGCCGGCGAAACGCCGATCCCCTGTGTGGCGTGCAACCAAACGGTCAAATTCGCGGATCTGCTCGCGACCGCCAAGGAGCTCGGCGCCGATGCGCTCGCAACAGGTCACTATATCCGTTCGCGGCCGAGCCCTAACCCGCGCTATGCCGGTCAGCGCGCGCTCTACCGGCCGGCGGACGCGGAACGCGACCAGAGCTATTTCCTCTTCGCGACCACACAGGAGCAGATCGATTACCTGCGCTTTCCGCTTGGCGGTCTTCCCAAGACCGAGACGCGGGCGCTTGCCGAAGAGATGGGCCTCGTCGTCGCCAAGAAGGCCGACAGCCAGGACATCTGCTTCGTGCCGCAGGGCAAATATAGCGACATCGTCTCGAAGCTGAAGCCTAATGCGGCGCTCGCCGGCGAGATTGTCCATCTCGACGGGCGCGTGCTCGGCACGCACGAGGGCATCCTGCACTACACCATCGGCCAGCGGCGCGGCATCGGGGTCGCGACCGGCGAGCCACTCTATGTCGTTTACCTCGACGCCCGCTCGCGCCGCGTCATCGTCGGCCCCAAGGAGGCCCTTGAGACGCGCCGCGTTTACCTGCGCGACGTCAACTGGCTCGGCGACGAGGAACTCGACGAGGCGGCTACCCGGAGCTTCGAATGCTTCGCGAAGGTGCGCTCCACCCGGCAGCCGGCGCCCGCAGTTCTGAACCGCGATGCCGATGGAGTCTATGTCGAGCTCGTCGATGGTGAGGCGGGGGTTGCGCCCGGTCAGGCCTGCGCGCTCTATTCGGCGCCCGGCGAGGATGCCCGCGTCTATGGCGGCGGCTTCATCCGCAAATCCGAGCGCGAGCCGACCACGGAGGCCGCGCTGAAAGCGCTGCTGGAGACGCCGGCGGCGGCCTGAGAGGATGCGAACGGACGCGACGCGAAAAGTTCACATTTTCCCCAATACATTGCTTGACACTAGCCGGAACAGCACCTTATAAGCCGCCCGTCCAGCCGAGACGGGCTTCGCCAGAGAAGCGTTTACGGCACCGGCGGCGGAGTAGCTCAGTAGGTTAGAGCAGAGGAATCATAATCCTTGTGTCGGGGGTTCGAATCCCTCCTCCGCTACCATTAGAACAGACGACAATTCCGGACTGACCAAACCGGACAAATATCCCTTGATTTCGATGCGATAAGGCTCGCCGGCTTTTCTCGGTTCGACGATCACGCCGGCAATCATTTCGCGGAAGGCTTGCGCCAGTTCCACGGGAGGGGTTTCGCCGCGCTTGGAGATGGTCTCGGCCAGACGCTCGATATTCGCCTTGAATGCCCTTACCGCCCTGGGCTGGATCTCGATCACGTTGCTCACAGGCTCGACTTCTTCGAGCTCGCGCTGGAAACGGTCGCGATCGGCGCGTAGTCCAGGCAGGATGGCCGCTGCGTCGTCATCCTCGATCAGTCCTTTGGCCAGGCGCTCGACAATGCGGGTGATTGCCGTCTTCGTCTCCTCGAGCTGGCGCTCGAGCGTCGACCTGTTGCGGCGCTTCTCGGCCGCTTCGCGCCGGCGCTCGGCCTCGTATTCCTTCACATAGATGTCGATGATGCGCGTGTCGGCGAATTGCGCCCGCAGTGTATCGATCACCTGCTGCTCGATCTTCTCGACGTAGTACCGGCCGCCGTTGGTGCAGCTTCCCGATTCCTTATGCGTGCTACAGATGATGCGTGGTCCACTGCGGTCCGAGCCGTTGATCGCCATACCGCCACCGCAGGCGCCGCAGCGCAGAAGGCCGGAGAGGAGGCGCTTGTATTTCGGCGTTGATCGAGAATGCGGGCCGCCACGCGAGGACTTGCGCTGCTGGACGGCTTCAAAAACCGCATCGTCGATGATTCGCAGGTGCGGTGCCTCGATCTCCTCGTGCTCTGTGCCCGGATTGATGCGTGAGATTCGGCGCCCGGTCGACGGGTCCTTCACCATGTGCACCCGGTTCCAGATCAGCTTGCCGGCGTACATCGGGTTCAGGAGCAGCCCATTTCCGCGCTGGCCGTTGCCGTTGAGGGTCGATGCATTCCAGCGCTTGCCTCTAGGCGCCGGCACGTTCTCATCGTTCAACGTGGCGGCGATCGCACGCGGGGCAATGCCGCTCGCATAGAGGCTGAAGATCCGGCGCACGATTGCGGCCTCTTCCTCGACGATCTCAAGTTCGCCCTTGCGGCCAGGAACGGGTCGGTAGCCATAGGCCTTGCCGCCGGCGTTGCGGCCGGAGCGAACCACGCCGACCATGCCGCGCTTGACCTTCTTGGCGCCTTCCTCGCGCTGCATCTGGCCGACGACGCCGTACATGCCGATCTGGACGGTATCCATGGCGCCGCCGTTGACGCAGTTCATTTCGATGCGACGGAAGCGGAGCGTCTTGTGGATATGGGCGAGATCTGCGATGTCGCGGGAAATGCGGTCGGGGTGCTCGGCCACGAGAACGTCGAAGGTATCGCTATCGGCCTTCTGCATCAGCTTTGCCAAACCCGGGCGTCCGAACATGGATGCGCCGGACTTGGCGCGATCGGAGAATTCGCCGACAACAATAAGGCCCAGCCTCTCGGCGTGGGCCTTGCAAAGCCTGATCTGGTCTTCGACGGATTGGTCGTTCTGTAGGTCCGTCGAGTACCTGGCGTAGATAACGGCGCGCTTCATCGCTTTCTCTTTGGTCGTTCTTCCCCGTGGTTGTTCTCATTTGCTGGTTTTGGACCCTGCGCGTCAAGTCTGGCCTGGTGGCGTGCCAGCGCCTTGACGAAGGCGACGAGCCGGGGATCGAGATCAGGCAGCTCCTGTGTCGCCGTCTTCATCTCTTCCTCCAGGCGTCGTAATGGTCTCGCAGCTTTTTCCAGCGGGAGGCTGCGGCGGGGTCGTCGTTGAGCTCGGCGCGCGAGCTGATCTTCAGGATGGATCGCACCTTCGTCGCGACGCGATCGTCGGAAAGCGGCCTTGTCAGGCCGTGGCACTCCTCCAGGAAGACTTTGAAGGCAGGCTCGGCGCATTTCATAGCGCATTCGGCGGCGTAGTCCTTCGGCCTCTGCTGTTCCTGATGGGGCGCATCGCGGCGCAGCTCGGCGCGCAAGGTGCGGTAGCGGCCGGCGAGAGCCTCGTAGGTCTCGAGCAGCCAGATCAGGTCCTCTGGTGCGCTTAGGGCCAGTTCGCTCTCGCCGACCGGCGCGTCCCTGGCGATCGTCGCCACGACGATGGTGCCTTCATTGCTCGTCGCCGTCAGGCATAGCCTGCCATCATCGGAATGAACGCCCCAGTCGCGAGCGGCGAGGGCGACCCGGTTTCGGATCGCGTCCATGCGCTTCTGTTGCGGCGACGGCTGCGGGTGGTTCATCGGCCGGCCTCGTCTCATCGAGGGCGGTTCGCGACTTCAAGCAGCACGTCGGCATGGCACGGCGCGCCTGGCTTGCACCAGCAGGCGAGGTTCTTGCCGCGAAGCTCGCCAACGTTCTCGGCCACGAAGCGGCGGGTGCGCTGCCGGGCCTCGATATCGGGATCGGCGCCGACATGCAGCAAACCCGCGAGCAGCGCTTTGTAGAGGTCGACGCAATAGGCGGCATCGCCGTGTTCGCCGACGACGAAGGGATTGCCCCATGGGCCGGGGCGTCCGACATGGACGGCTTCGAGGCCGTTCGCGGCGCGGCTGGTCGCGTGCAGATCGAAGCCCTTGCGGCGGGATAGCTGGAGGCGGACAGGCTTCGTCATCGGGCCTCGCCCTCCCAGGCGCTAAAATCCCAGCGGAAGAACTTATAACAATGGGCGAGCGCCTCGCCGGAGATTTCCGGCAAAGGCTCGTCCTGCGTCTTGTTGTGGTGGCGGGCGAGGTAGACGCCGACGCGTTCCTCGATCGCTTCCATGTTCGAGAACTGCAGGATCTCCGTGCCGAGATCGGGCCGCAGGTACATGAACTGACTCTTGCGGTTTTCCGGCAGAGGGTGGCGCACGGTGTATTGCGGCCAGAAGCGGCCAAGGCCTACGGAATCGTACGGAGTGGTGAAGGGCACGCGGTTGTTGACGATCCAGTCGCTGAACGACATAGAAACGCTCTCGCGCATGGCGGCGATATAGGCAGCGTCATGATCGCCATCGAAGCTGCGCAGGAATTTGTAGAGGCTCCACAGCCGCGCAATGGGATGCCGAACGACGCCGACCTTACGCCAGCGATCGTAGCCGGCCGGCACGCCGTCCGCTTCCATATGGCGGTAGATCAGCGTCGACCTCGGATACTTATCGGCGATCGCTCGGCGCAGCGATCCGGAGCCAGTGCGTGGCACGAGGATGATAACGGTTTCGAGTTCGGGCACGAGGATCAAAGCCGGACCTCCGGAAAGCCGTTGTGCTCAACACTGTCGAGAAGGCGGCCGGCGGCTTTCTTGCCGATGTTGAATGTGAATACCTTGTCATGGCAATTGATCGACTCCTCGAAGCGATTGTAGAGGTCACCGACGATCTCGGCGGGTTCGTCTGCCGGAGACCAGCCCTCGATCAGGCTTGGCACCTTGGTAAAGGTGTCGATCGCGTGCATCAGCGACTGGCCGACGTTCGCCATGTCGATCAGCTCCTCGACAGTCGTGAGGCCGGTCAGCACGAGTGCTTCGTTGAGGTCGCATACCCGCGCCTCCATGGCCTTCACGTGCATAGAGATGCGCGGAAGTGAGATCTGGATTTCGCGATATCCGCTTTCGCTCATGGCGATGACGGTGCGGACGATCTTGTGGGCGTTGCCGGCGATCTGGGGCGGAGGCTGGCGGCTCCAGCGCTCGACGCGGCGGCGGAGGTATTCGGCCATGCCGCCTTCCGAGACGCCGTAGCGCTCGGCCATATCGGCACGGCTGGCGCCATTCTTCCAGTCTCGATAGACGATGCTCTCGGCCGGCATAGTGCCGCGCCTTTTGATGAGGTGGGACATCAATTAGGTCCTATGGGTGGGTTGAAGGAAGAGATCGAACCAGAGCTCCTGCAGGCGCTCGCGGTCGACGCCGTGCGTCGTGGCGATTTCGAGGAAGGTGCGGTCCGGGGTGGCGTAGCAGTCGAGCAACGCCGAGCGCTCCGCGATGGTAAGGTCATGGCCGCGAAGCGCGGCGATCGGCACGGCGCTGGCGCGCTTGCGGCGCGTGGCGCCATCGTGGCCGACGGGAAGGGGGACGGGCTGGGGCATCACACGCGCGCCTGTGAAGCGAACTGCCATTCCTTGCGGAAGGCAGTGGTGCCGGCCAGCGCTGCGGACATGAGGAGCGCGATCAAAAGCGCGAGGATGGCGCAGGCGAGATAGAAGCGATCGGGGCGGGCTTCGAGCCGCGCCTTGTTATATCCGGTGAGATGCTCGTTCATGGCCAGAGGCTCCAGAGCAGGATCAGGTGAAGGGGAAGAGTGAGTACGGCGCCGGCGAGCGCGCCGCGCGTGAACCACAGGGGCATGGGCTCACGGCGGCGCGCCCTCTTCGCCAGGGCATTACGCCGCGTGGGCCATGGCGGTGGCGAGTTCAGTGGCCTTCTTGCCGAACACTTCGATCTGATGATCGCTGAAGCCCTTCAGCTTCAGATCTTCCTTGGTGCAACCGTCGCCGATCGAGCGCATCGCCTCGGCCATTCGGTTGATGGTGTTTCTGGTGTTGATTCCGCCGTTCGGCTGCATCGTTCATCTCCGGGATTTGAGGGAAGGAACGATATGGAAAATAAATCCAGTTTATTTCGCCGTCAACGGACAGTTGGATTTATTTTCCATACGACGCAAATCGACTCGACTTCGGCCCGGGTATCTGGATTATGAGAACCAAAGGAGAACAAACATGACCGTTGCGCTGCGCCGTAGGCCGAGACTGTTCACATTGCACATCCGCTGCGACAACTGCCTCAGGGAGTCCGCGCGAACAATAGAGGTGCCTCCGGTCGACGACGCCCCATGCGACGTAGATGAGTTGGTTGAGAGCGGGTTTATCAGCGCCCTGCGTTTCAACTGTGTCTGCGCCGGCTTGGTCGGGCAAATTATTGGAATCAGCCAGGAGAGGAGCTATGGACTCTAAGGACGTTACCGAGTTTATCGTCGTCCCGCCTGAGGTGAAGCGCTCCGAAGTTTGGGCAGTAAGAGAGCGGTTCTTAGACTATTTGCGGCAGCAGTTTGCTGGATACAGCTTCCGGGTGGCCTGCATAGCGCCGGTTGATATTGGCGAGAGCTTTGGCGTTTATCCGGTGATGAACTTCATTGGCCCCGACAATCAGTCGTTCATGTGCAATGAGCCCCCGAGGTGGCTCTTAGGCGAGATCCGCGAGGCGTGCTACGAGTTCGATCTTCGGAAGAGTTTTGCTGCTTAGTCCAGAATAGCGCGAGGAGAGCCGGACTGTGCGTTTCGACCCAAAGTGGTCCGAGCAGGCTTGAATGCGGCGCACCAGTGGCAGATACGATCACGGCATGCTAAAGCGCCTGCATGGGAACGTTCGCGCATAACGATAGGTCGTTTGAGTACCAGTGGGCCTCAGACGTTGAGTTCGATGGTATTCGGTTGGAAGTGCTCGGCGAGAATGGCGAAACGCTTTTCGACATCAGCGTACCCGAGCATGGTCCCACTATGGTCAACACCTTCGGGCGAGAAGTGGCCGCAGACTTAATCGTAGCAGCGCTAGCAATCCCCCAGCAGCGCAAATAGCTAGCTGTCGCCCGAAGAACCTCCGCTTTCTACCGAAGCCGAAGTAGCGCTAGAGGGGGAGGTCGTTCTGAACTCGACGCACGAGGCCTATTACCTCGACGCTCGTGCCGTCCGCAAATGTGTCTCTTTCGACTACGATCGGCTTGTGCCTGGGGTTTGTGGAACGCGGATGGAACTCCGTACGCCCTTGATAAATCTCAACTTGCTTCACTGACCACTCGCGGGTGTGCCCGCCGTCCCGGGTCCTCTCCACAACCACGACCATCCCATCGCGCAGCACAGCCTCATGAGCCACGTCCTCATAAGCGACGCAAATGAGGCGATCGCCGTCAAGGATCGGTCGAGGCTTCAGGTCGTTCATCGAATCCCCGGCGACATCGAAGACGAGTATCCGTGCGTTGGGAAAGCGCTCGTCTGGCGGAACTGAGATCATTTCCCGCTCGGATTGATCGAAGGCATCCACCTCGCGGAAGGTGCCGGCTTCTACTCGGCCGACGATTGCTGCCGCGACCATCCGACCGGGAACCGGAACGAGTTCACCGCCCTCGACCTCCATGCCGTCGCGCAGCCACAGGAGGGGGCGCTTGATCGTCCGCGCCAGCGTTTCAAGAACGTCGCCCCGCGGCTGCTCGATGTCACCTCGCAGATACTTGTTGATGTTGTCGTACGGGATGCCAGAACGGCGCGCCAGCTCGGCCTTGTTCCAGCCAAGTTCCTTCCGGCGCTCATCTAATCTTTTCCACCAGGTCATGATCGCATCATACTTTCGGAAATATTTTCCGGTCTGGAATTCGGTCGCCTTGAAGATGGATTTAAAATCCAGTATTGGTGCGTGCATGAGCACACTCACTATCAAGCAAATCATCAAGGATGCGGGTGGCCCTGACGCCATTTCGCAGGCCAGTTCCAAAGCGGGTGGCGATATCTCCAAGGACGCCGTCTACAAGTGGAGCAAGACTGGCATCCCTGATCGCCACTGGCCCGTGATCATCGCTCTCACGTCCTATCGCCCGGAAGAGCTCTACTCCGCGAACTGCGCGGCGAGGGGGCTGCCTGTTGAAATGCCGCTTGCTGTGGAGGCGGCGGAATGATGTTCCCCGAGCAAGGCACCGGTCTCCTCCTCCCAATCGGCGACCTTGCCACCTGGCAGGGACGCGCCAGACCTCGGCGCGTCCCTGCCTTTTCTTTTCGGTCGTATCCATGCCGGCCTCCGTGATCTGACGGGTTGACCCTACGCGCGGGGCGCTCGCGCTTCACTGAATCCTTTGGCTGTTTTCTTTCCTTGATCTCCACGGCTTTTCCGGGGGTGTTTTCGTGCGCTTTGATGAATCTCTGATCTCCCTGAAGGGTGCGACCGAAGCGAGCTTCAAGCTTGGCGGCGGCCTGACTTCATTCGCGATGCTTGGCGGCGCGCGCGTCGGTGTCTCGACGCTCTCGAAATATGCCTCCGTCAGCGAGGAATTCCGCGACAACGTCATCCCCGTCGATATCGCCGTCGAGGCGGACAAGCGGGCCGGATCTCCGATCATCATAGGGGAGGCCGCGCGGCAGCTCGGCTATGGGCTTTCACCGCTCGCCGGCCAGGTGGCAGGCAAGCCGCTCACCGAAGCCGCGGCGCTGAAGGTGCTGCATGAGGCCAACGACGTTTCCCGAGCCATCGTCGCGGCGATCGCCGACGGCAAGGTCGACGCGCTCGATCGAAAGAAGATCGCCCAAGAGACCCGCGAGGCAATCCGCGCGCTGCAGGAAGTGCTCGCCGGGCTGGAAGATGCGCCGTGACGACGCTTTCCCGGCAGGTCCTCGTCGAGCGGGTGCTGATGCTCTGGTTTCAGGAGCATCGCAACACGCACTCGATCGCCGCTGAAGTCGGCATCGACGAAGACGAGGTCTGCAAGATCATCGAACAATCGGAAGGAAGAAGGCCGTGAGCGAGCAGCTTCCTAGGCAGCTTGGACCGAAGGCACATCTGATCGTCGACACGGTGTTGCAAGCAGGCTCCTATCGAGCCGAGAAACCATCCGATGTCGCCGCCTGTCGCAACCTGAACGGCCGCGGGCTTATCACGCGCGACAAGAAGGACGGCTCGGTCTGGTATCCCACCGAGCGGCTCTGCGAACTTTCCGGCAGGACGCCGGCAAAGATCGGGCAGGGAGGCGAGGGTGGACCCGGCGCGCCGAAAACGGGCGCCGATCGCCTCCCTGCGCCGTCCGACGAGATTGAAGCATCGCCGACGGCGGGCCTGCCGCCGCTCACGCGGCTTCCGCACCATCCGCTTGCGGCGCTCTTCCCCATGCTGCCCGACGACGAGCTGCGCCGTTTGGCGGACGATATCGAGGCGAACGGGCAACAAGAGCCGGTCTGGCTGCTCGACGGCCATATCCTAGACGGGCGCAACCGCGAGGCGGCTTGCCATCTGGTCGGCATCGACGCCTGGACGAAGGAATACGAGGGCAAGGACCCGCTCGGCTTCGTCCTGTCGCTGAACCTACATCGCCGGCACCTGACTGAGAGCCAGCGCGCTATGGTGGCGGCGCGGATCGTCGATTGGCAACGTGGCATCAACCAGAACACGGCCGGGTCTGCAAATTTGCAGACCCGCGAGGCGGCGCGACGTTTGTCGATTTCCGAGCGAGCCGTCGCAGCGGCAAAGCGCGTGCGTGATCGCGGCATCGACGAGCTTTCCGAGGCGATCCGCGATGGCCGGATCTCGGTCCATACCGGAGAGGCGCTCAGTCATCTGGAACGTGAAGCGCAGGAAGAGGCGCTGCGGCTTGAGGAAAAGCAGATCATCCAGCGCGCCAAGGAAATCCGACAGAAGCGGCAGGAGATACGCCATGCCGTGCGGCTGACGCATATGGCGCACGTCGCCGACGCCGGTTCGACCACGGCCGGCACGGTCACCCAGCAATTCCCGGTCATCTATGCCGATCCGCCGTGGCAATTCGGCGTGCGCTCGGAGGTGACAGGGCGCGAGAAGAGCGCCGAGAACCACTATCCGACCATGCCGACGGATGCGATTTGCGCGCTCTTCGACGAGATCGGCGCGCCGGCCAAGGCCGATTCAGTCCTCTTCCTTTGGGCGACGAACCCGATGCTGCCGGATGCTTTCCGCGTCATGGCCGCCTGGGGCTTCACCTACGTGCACCACTGGATCTGGGACAAGGAAGTGGCCGGCACCGGCTATTGGGGCCGCGACAGGCACGAGCTGCTGCTGATCGGCAGGCGCGGCAATCCGGTGTCGCCGCTGCCCGGCTCGCAGCCGGAGACGGTCTATCGCGAGCGGAAAGGCCGGCATAGCTCCAAGCCCGATTACTTCGCCGAGCAGATCGAGCGGCTCTACCCGGCCATGCCACGGCTCGAAATGTTCTGCCGCAGCCCGCGCCCAGGCTGGACGGCGTGGGGGTTTGAGGCGGGCGCGGAAAGTGAGGGGGCATGACGTCGCTCCTTCCGATCATCGAAGAGCTTGCCGATGCGCGGGATCATGCGGCGCGCGCCCGGTGGCTGCTCGCCGTGCCGCTCGCGGTGATCATCCGCGACCAGGTCACCATTCGCCGGCTGCTCAATGCGGCCGGTTTTCACGACGGCCTCGCCTACCTCGAAGCTGAGATCGCTGCGCTTTCCGCGACGCGGCTCAAGGATGGGCTTGCGCCGATCACCATCCGCTCGACGCGGGAATACGCCCGCATCGGAATTCAGGTCATTGCGCGCGAAGCCGCGCTGGAAGAGGGGAAAGATGCTGCAGCAGCTGGCTGAAAAGCGCCGGTCGCGCTCGGCCGCAATGAGTGGCAGGATGGATGAACGGCAGGCGCTAGCCGCCGTCATTCTCTGGAAATCCGGTCACTTCGACACGCTCGACATCGCCGCCGTCCTCCACTGTGGCGAGGACGCTGTGTGCCGCACGCTCCAGGCGGCGCGGCATGTGGAAAGGGGGCGGGCTTGAGCATCGCCATCATGTCACAGCTCTTTAAGGCGCACCTCGGCTCGACCGGGCGCAAGATGCTGGCCGTGCGCCTGGCGGACTTCGCCGACGACGACGGCAAGGGCATTTGGCCCACGGTGGGGCTGCTGGCGCAGCAGACGGAGCTCTCCGAGCGCACCGTGCAGCGCATCCTCTCCGAGTTCGTCGACGAGGGCCTTCTGATAGTCGTAAAGAGGGGCGGCAGCAAGCCTGGAGAGGCGACGCGCTATGACTTCAACATGGCGGCGATCGCGCGTCTGCCGTCCTCGAAATCGGTGGCTGACGGGTGTCATGGTGTCACCCATAACACTGTGTCACCCGTGACACCCGCGACAGCTATGGGTGACACTGACGACGCCGACGGGTGTCACGGTGTCACCCAAACCGTAATAGAACCACCAATAGAACCATCAGAGAGAGAGGGTGCGCGCGAAGGCGATTTGAAGGATCAGGACGATCCGGCAAAGTTCGTCCAGCGGGTGAAGGCTCTCGAATTGGGCAGGGCGAACAATCCCTGGCCGGGTGCGATCGCCTCGTCGACGGCGTGGGCGCTGCAGCAGTTCGAGAAGCTGACGCCGGAAGAGCGTCGTTTGGCTGAGGAGCGCAGGGACGCCTATCTCGCCGAGTGCAAGGCGCAGAAGGTCAAGCCCGTCGCGCTCGGCGTCTACCTGCGGGACAGGAAATTCGACGACGTAGTGCCGTCTGTCGTGAAGGCGCAGGTGGCGAGTGCCAAAATCCCGGTGGCTCCGTTCGGGCCGGTATGGGCCGGAATGCGGGCGCTGGCGTTGCTGGACGGGCCGGAGCCTGTCGAAGTGCCGCTCGATGTGCGTGATCGCATCCGGCAGTCGTTTGAGACGCTGCTGCGCATCAACGAAGCCAGGGCTCGTTCCTACGTCGGAGCCAAGGGAATTCTGGTCGGCGCCGGCGGCGAACTGATCTTTCCGGATGATTTCGACCAGGCGGAGCTCCGCAGGCGCGTCGTCGAGAGCGGCTATCCTCAGGCGAACGACCTGCACCGGCAGGCAAAGGGCCGTGAGCGCGGCGTTGCGGAAGTGCGCTTTGAAGCGCTGGCACCGCTTTGCGAGCCGGTGACTGTCGGGTCCGATCTCTTCGAGCGCTGGCGGGCCTATCACGAGGAGGCCGGTTGGCCCTTCGTGCCCGATCCCGGATCAATGCCGGTCGTCTACTTCCCCAGGGGCGGCCCGGAAGGACTCAACCATTTCGAAATGGCCGCAAGAGCGGCACTCAGACAGGAGCGGAGCGATGATCATGCAGCGTAGGATTTACCAGGGCGTTCCCGTCATCATCGACGATCCGAGGATCGATCCTGCGCGCATGGCGAAGGCATGGGCGAAGGATGGGCTGAGATCGATTCGCGCCAACATGCTCTCGATGGCGGCTGCGAATCAGCCGGGGCAGAAGAGCTGGTTCGTGCTCCAGACGCTCACTGGTCGCGAGAAGGCTGTGGAAAATGTTCTTGAGCAGGCCGGTGTCGAAGCGCTGGTGCCGACGCGAAAGGCGCCTGATGTCAGGCGGAGAGGGCGCATCATTGAGGGGCAGGAGAGGCCGATCATGCGCGGTTACGTGATGGTGCATGCTGTGCTCTCGCCAGCATCGCTGGCAGGATTGAGGCGCGTCGAACATGTAATCGGCATCGTCGGCGGGGCAGAGCGTCCATGGTGCGCAGACGACAAATCCGTAAAGATGATCAAGGCCTTGGCTGGAAAGGCGAAGGCGGCGAATAAGGCGCAGGCGTTGCCCTTCGAGCCGGGTGAAAAGGTCGCATTCAAGGAAGGCCCATTCTATCTCCTGGAGGGCGTCGTTGTCGCGGTCGATGGCGAGCGGCTCGAAGCTGAGATTGAGGTGATGATTCTTGGCGGGCACGTTCCCTTCAAAAACGTGCCGCTTGAAATTCTAGAAAAGGTGTGACTACAACTTGCCTCGCGGATGATCCGATGATCCTGCAGTGAGCCCTTTGAGCCGATGGCAACGCGACCGGAGGCGAGTGAAGCGAAAGCTTCCGGGTCGGTACACCGGTCGGACCCCGCCCTGACAGCCTCGCAAGCGAGGCACCGACTCAGGGCCAGTGCGATAGCTATGACCAGACGACAGGCGGCCGAGAGGTCGCCTTTTTCATGTCACGGGTTATAGGCGGCCATTGCAGGGCTTCGATGATCGACGCTCACATCAAAATCGACCTTCGGCAGTTCAATCGATCCTTGACGGACATCGAGCGCAAGCAGCTTCGCTATGCCGTGGTGCTCACGCTGAATGAGACCGCAAAGGGCGGCAGGCTCGAAGTGCAGCGGGAAATGGACCGAGTGTTCGATCGCCCGACGCCTTATGCCAAGCGCGGTGTCGTCTACGACCGGGCAACCCGGCAGAACCTGCAGGCGGCCGTCGTTGTGACGGGCGACCGAACCAAGGGCGGCTTGCCGGCCACTGCATTCCTCGGGCCGCAGATCGAAGGCGGGGTGCGCACGCACAAGGCTTTCGAGCGGCAGCTCATCGATCGGGGCCTCATGCAGCGGAACCTGGTGGTTGTGCCGGCCAAGCGGGCGCCGCTCGATCGGTATGGCAACATGACGCAAGGCTTTCTGAACCGCGTCATGGCTGACCTGCAGATCGACTATCGCGGCGCTGGCGCGAACCGTACCCGCACCGCAGCCTCGGTCAAGCGAAACAAAAACTACAAGAACGCGCGGTTCTTTGTGCCGAGGCAGCCGTCGCACCTCTATCCGGGCGTTTACCAGCGCGACCCGGCAACGAACGCCATCCACCCGGTGATCCTGTTCGTGCCTCAGGTCTCGTATCGCATCCGCCTTCGCCTGCGCGAAGTCGTCGAGCGGTACGTGGTCGCCAACGTCCACGATCATTTCGCCGTCGCGTTCCAGCGGGCGGTGCGGACGGCCAGATGAGCCTGGAACTTGCGGCATCGTTGGTGCCGTTCTAAGTTGCGTTCGCTCTCAGCCAGGTGGGCAGGCAAGATCTGGCGAGGGGATCAGCTGGGGCCTCGAAAGAGGCAGCAGGGCTTCTGCCGTCCCCCCAGCACCAAGCCCCTCAATGCTGCACACGCTTCAGGGTCCTTCCTGGCATCGGCCGCCTCACGGGTATTTGGCACCGCGGGGCTTCTCCAGTCTGAGCGATTTTTTGAAGCCTAAAGTCAGAGCCTAAACTAAAGAACCTCGCTAAAGTTGACCTCCTAAAATGAGCCTGTCCGCCGAAACGATGTCGAAGGGCGACTTCGCCGCGTTCATCGGCGTAAGCGCCGGCCGGGTGTCGCAGTACATTAACGAGGGCAAGATCTATGGTGAGGCGCTGGACGGGAAGGGGAGGTCCGCTCGCATCCGTCCTCATGTCGCGCGTGCGCAGCTCCAGAAGACGCTGGAACCGTCGCAGCGGCTCGGCTCGAATGGCGCAGCGGCTCGGTCAGCCGCGCTGGTGGCGGAGAAGGCAGCTCCGGCGGTCTCGCCTAACGCACCGCCGCCGACGGCTCCCACGCTCAACCTCAGCCCCGATCCAGTCGACGAGCTCGCGCTGGAGCGGCTGAAGCAGCAGCGCATTACGACGGCCCGGCTGCAGCGCGAAGAGGCGCTCGAGCTCGGCCGGTACATGCTGGCCGACGAGGCTCGCCGCGAGATGGGGCGGGCGGTGACCGAAGCCTTCAAGGTCATGGACCAAGCCATTCAGGAGATGGCGAAGGCGATGGCAGCACAATTCGGCGTGCCGCAACGCGACGCTGCGCACTCGCTGTTCAAGGTGTTTCGTGAGGTCCGTGGCAAGGCGTCGGCCCGGTTCAAGGATGCGGCCGCCGATTTGCCCGAGCAGGTCGAAGACGAGCAGTCGATCGAGGACGAACAGTCGTGACGATGCTCTACAATCCAGAGCGGCTGATGTTCGAGGTGCTCTCGGAAGTCTGCGAACCTCCGCCTGCGGTCGACTATCTCAAGTGGGCCAAGGAAAACATCGTGTTTTCCGAGCGCATCACCGATCATCCGGGTCCGTACAACGAGGACCTGGTGCCGTTCTTCTCGGAGATCCTGCGGGCGCTGTCGCCTGAAGATCCGTGCAACATCGTGAGCCTCGCGAAGTCGGCGCAGATCGGCGGCACCATCTGCGCCAACATCTTCACGCTCGGCTCGCTCGACATGGCGCCCGGCGACTTCCTCTACGTCCACCCGACGGAGGAGAACGCCGCCCGCTGGTCGAAGACCAAGCTGATGCCGCTGGTGCGGGAGATGCCTGCGATCGCCAAGCTGTTCTCGCAGAACAGCCGCGATGCCAGCAACTCGGTGCTCTACAAGGAACGCATCGACGGGCGCGGCGCCATCCAGGCGGCCGGCGCCAACTCGCCAGCAGGCCTGTCGATGATTTCGCCGCGAAAGCAGGTCCAGGACGATCTTGCCAAGTGGCAGATGAACGAGGCCGGCGACCCGGAAGTTCAGGCGGACAGCCGCAGCAAGGCGTTCTTCAACGGCAAGATCTTCAAGATCTCGACGCCGATGGTCTCGCCCGGCTGCAAGATCACGTCGAATTATCAGGAAGGGACGCAGGAGACCTATCACGTTCCGTGCCCGCACTGTCACGAGCTGCAGGAGCTGCGCTGGGAGAACATGCGCGATCATATCGATCCCGCGCATCCCGAGCAGGCGCATTTCGTCTGCATCCGTTGCGGTTGCGAGATCCATGAGCACCATCGCGAATGGATGGTGAAGCCGGAAAACGGCGCCAAGTGGGTTGCCAAGTATCCGGAGCGTGGCCGTCGCCACCGGTCCTTCCGCATCTGGATGGCCTATTCGCCGTTTGAGCGCTGGGAGAACCTGGCGCGCGAGTGGCTGACGGTCCAGGCCGGCGGCCCGGAGAACCGCGAAAAGGGCTCCGGCGCCGAGCAGACGTTCTACAACGATTGGCTCGGCCTCGCCTATGAGGCGGACAACAAAGCGATCAACTGGGAGGTGCTCCGCGATCGCGCCGAGGAACAGGGCTTCGCTCGCGGAGTCATCCCAGCCGAAGCGCTCGCCCTGGTGCTCGGCATGGACGTGCAGGGTGACCGCGTCGAATGGCTGCTCGTCGGTTACGGCCGGAATCGGTACCGGGCCGTCATCGATCACGGCGTCATCGACAGTCGTGCCGGCAGTCACCTGGCGGACGCCAAGGAGCATTCCGGTCACATATCGGAACCGGAGGTTCGCGCCGCCCTCGATCGGCTGCTGCAGCGCGAATGGCTCGACGATGCCGGCCGCAAGCGCACCGCTGACCGTGCCGCCATCGACGGCAATGCCTATACCGACGATGTCTGGAACTGGGTTCGCAAGCATCCGAAGTCGCGCGTCATCATGGTGCGCGGCGGCAATACCGAAGCGGCGCCCCCGATCGTGCAGACGAAGGAGTACGACCGAAAGGGCAAGCCGAAAAAGCAGAAGTGGTCCTCCCGCTTCTTCACCTTCAATGCTTCTGCCTTCAAGCTCCGGCTCTATCGGGACTACAAGAAGGACGATCCGGAACAGGCGGGCTACATTCGTTTCGCCCGGGGCTTCGGAGACGATTTCTACCAGCAGGCGACGTCGGAGAGCCGCGTTCCGGAGAAGACCCGGAGCGGTCACACCCGCTACGTCTGGAAGCTCTCCGAGGGCAAGCGCAACGAAATCATCGACATGCTCAACCAGAGCCTGGCCGGTGCTTATCGCTGGGGCGTGCCCTACTGGACCGATGAGGAATGGGACGCGATCGCCGATCGCCTCGGCCGCCTCGAAGCGCCGCAGCAGGGCGATCTCGAGGATCATCTGAGCCAGATCGCCGTCAAGACCGAACCTGCCGCAGGCCAGAGCGCCGCGGCAGAACAGCAATCGCCGCTCGTCGCTGCTGCCCTCGCGCGTGCCGCCCGGGCAGCGCAGCGGAACCGCTAGGAACATCCATATGGCATTGACCGAACAGGAACGCGCTGTGCTGCAGGCGCAGCTCCACGAAGCACGTCAGGCCTTGCACCAGATGGAGATCGGCCGCGCCGAGGTCTCGCTCAGCTACAACGGCGAGAGCGTTACCTATGCCGCGACCAACATCGGCGCGCTTCGCCAGTATGTCCGCGACCTCGAGGCGCAGCTTGGTCTCCGCAAGTTCGCCCGGGCGCGCAGCAGGGGAGTGATCTTCGGATGAGCGCTGAAGTGACGATCCTCGGCCCCGATGCGAAGCCGCTTTCGCCAGCAGTACGTAGAGCGGCTCGGGTGCAGATGGCGAAGAACCGGCTGATGGCGTCCTCGGCCTATCAGGGCGCTTCCTACGACCATCCGTCCTTCGCCAAGTGGCGACCGGGCACATGGTCCGGGCAGTCGGCGCTCACCTGGTCGCGGAGCGAGCTCGTCGACCGGTTGAACGACGTTGCGCGCAATGACGGCTGGGGCGCCGCCGGCACCTCGCGCCTCGTCGACAACATCATCGGTTCCGGCTGGACGCTCGCAGCGCGGCCGAACCATGTGTCACTCAACATGACTTTCGAGCAGGCTGAGGAAGTCGCCGACAAGATCGAGGCTCTGTGGCGCGATTACACGCAGGACGTCGACAAGTGGTGCGATGCCGAGCGGACGAAGACGATGGCCGGCATTCTCGGCCTCGCAGCGCGGCAACGGTTCGGCCCCGAGGGTGAAGCCTTCGGCGTGATCGTCTGGCAGGACAGTGCGCCGCTGTTCCAGACCGCGGTGCATGTCATCGATCCGGCACGCTGCTCGAACCCGAATGGTCGGATGGACGAAGAATTCCTGCGCGACGGTGTGGCCATCGACGGCTACGGGGCGCCGATCGGCTATCACTTCCGCAAGTCGCACCCCGGCGAAGTCTTCGCCGGCAATATGGGACTGTGGCGTTGGGAGTATGTCGAGCGCGAGACCGAGTGGGGGCGTCCCATCGTCGTGCACGCCTACGAGCAGAAGCGGGCCGGCATGACGCGCGGCGTCTCGGACTGGGCGCCGGTCATGCGGTCGATCAAGCAGTCGACCGACTACGAGGACTATGAGAGCCAGGCGGCGATGCTGAATGCCGTCATGGCCGCCTTCATCGAAACGCCCTTCGATCCGGAGGAGATGCTCGATGCCATGGGAGCGGAGTATGGCAGCGACGGCGTCGCCAAGCTCTACGGAGAAATGTCGGCGGCGCAGAAGGCCTATTACGGGGCTGCGCCGATCGATCTGCCGGGCGTTCGGATCAACACGCTGCAGCCCGGCGAAAAGGCGACGCTGACCAAGCCGGAGCACCCGAACGCGAACTTCGAGGCCTTCGTCAATGCCGCGCTGCGCAAGGTCGCGAGTGCCATCGGCGTCACCTACGAGCAGCTCACCATGGACTGGAGCCAGGTGAACTATTCGTCGGCGCGCGCCGCGCTGCTCGAAATCTGGCGCGGCTTCACCGCCAAGAAAGGCGGCTTTGCCTCGCAGTTCATGGCGCCGATCTACCGGGCATGGCTCGAGGAGGTGTTCGACAAGGGGCTGATCGAGCTCCCAGCCGGCGCCGTTCCCTTTGAGCAGAACCCTGCAGCCTGGTGCCATGCGGACTGGATCGGCCCCGGCCGCGGCTGGATCGACCCGCTGCGCGAGGCGCAGGCCGCCAGCGAGCGGCTCGCCGGCAACCTGACCACGCTCCAGCAGGAAGCGGCCGAGCAAGGGCGGGACTGGAAGATGGATGCGCAGCAGCGCGCCCGGGAACGGGCGTTCTATGAGCGGCTCGGTCTCGATCCCGACCCGGGCAAACCCGAAGCCAGATCGCAGGCGAGTCCCGCTCCAGCGACCGAACCTGGCGAAGAGACCGAGGAAGAGGTTAACGGCCGGGCATCGGCGCGTCGGCATTACGCCGGCATCCCGAGGATCTCCAGAAGGAAAACGGCATGAGGAACTATCCCGAAATCGCCAGCCGGATGTTCGGAACGCCGTTGATGTTGCACCCGTCGAAGGGCGACATCATCGCGCGGGCCTTCGGTCCGCGCGTGCTCGGCTTGCCCGATGCCGAGATCGCAATCGCACGCGAGGAGGCGATGGGTCTTGTCGGTGATCCCATGGCCGATTGGCTCGACGACAGCGAACGCCGGCAGCAAAACGGTATTGCATTCATCGACATCGAAGGATCGCTGGTCAACAAGGGCAAGTGGATCGGCAAGTCCTGCGGCATGACCAGCTACGAGGGGGTCATCTCCCAGGCAAATGCGCTGCAGGACGATCCTTCGGTTCGCGGCGTGATCTTCGAGGTAGACAGCTTCGGAGGCGAGGTGACCGGCGCCTTCGATTGCGCAGAGCGCCTTTACGAGCTTTCTCAGGCCAAACCGACGCTCGCGATTTTGACCGATCACGCCTGCTCGGCGGGATACCTGCTTGCATCGGCGGCCCGGCAGATCGTCATCCCGGTAACCGGGATCTGCGGATCGATCGGCGTCATCTCGATGCATGTCGACATGAGCGCCTGGCTCGCGAAGGAAGGCCTGAAGGTCACCATCCTGAAGGCCGGCGAGCACAAGGCCGACTTCAACCCGTATGAGGCCATCCCGGAGGATGTGCTGAAACAGGAACTGGCGGAGCTCGAAGAGCTGCGCGTCGAATTCGCAGCGACCGTCGCGCGGTACCGCGCCGGTCGGCTGACACAGCAATCCGCTCTCGCCACCGAGGCGCGGGTCTATCGCGGACAGAAGGCGGTTGATGCCGGCCTCGCCGACGCGGTTGCACGCCCTTCGCAGGTTCTCGAAGCCTTCGAAGCTGAACTGGGCCGGACAGCCGGCTAATCCCAAACATCAACTGGAGACGACGATGTCGAACTTGACGCGTAGCAGCGCGCTCACGCGGAGCGTGCTCGCCGCGATTAGCGGCAAGAAGGGCTCCCGGCTGGAAGACGAGCGGCCGGAAGACGAGGAAGTGATCGAAACCGAAGAGGAGGAGACCTCCGCCGAGGACACCTCTTCCGATCCGGAGAGCGAGACCGAGGAAGAGGACACCAGCGCCGAGACCGAGGAAGAAGAGACCGGCGACGGCAAAACCTCGGCGAGCGCGATCCGCCGCGCCGAGCAGGGCAGGATCAAGGCGATCCTCACCCATCCGAAGGCGGAGAGCAATCCCGGGCTCGCCGCCGAACTTGCCTTCGGCTCGCGCTTCTACTCGGCCAAGGAAGCGGGCGCGCTCCTCAACTCCGCCTCCGCCGGCGGCTCGCGCCTCGCCGATCGAATGGGCGGCAAGAGCCCGCAGCTCGGAGCGGGCACCCCCGGCGGCGGCAAGGCCAGCGAGAAACAGGCGGTGATCTCCACCGTTCGCTCCACCATCCTGGCCAAACACGGCCGTAACCGGAAGGACTCCTGATCATGGCAGAAGCAAGCTTCGCCCCGAACGACCTGCTCGTCTCCGACGTTCCGGTCATCACCCGCAACATCACCATTGCCAGCGGCCAGGACCTCAAGCGCGGCGCCGTCCTCGGCGCCATCACCGCGTCGGACAAATACGTCCTCTCGGCCGCCGCGGCGGCTGACGGCTCCGAGGTTCCCTCGCTCGTCCTCGCTTTCGACGTGGACGCCTCCGCAGCCGATGTCGTCGCCGCGGCCTACGCGAGCGGCGCCTTCGATTCGACGAAACTCATCCTTGGCGCCGGACACACGGCCGCAACCGTCGAGGCCGCTTTCCGCGAGGCAAGCGCTCCCCTCTACGTGCGCGTCCTGAAGTAAGGCAGAGACCGAAAGGGCACCACACATGGAAGAATTGCTCCTCTCTACCGCAGAACTCGTCGCCGTTCTGCCTCCCCGCGATCGCCCGGAAGCCTTTCTGCGCGATCGCTACTTCTCGACGACCGTTCTCTCCGACATGGAAGAGATCGTCTTCGACAAGATCCTGCCGGACCGCGAGCTTGCGCCGTTCGTTCACCCGGACGTGCCGGGCAAAGACTCGGCTAACCGCGGCTTCAAGGCCACCAGCTTCACGCCGGCCTACGTTAAGCCGCAGAATACGCTGCGCCCGAACGGCAACATGATCCGCATGCCGGGCGAACCGATCGGCGGCCGCAACTCGCCGGCGCAGCGTTATGCGTACAATCTGGCGACGATCATCGACGACCAGGACCAGCGCATTACCCGGCGCGAGGAATTCATGTGCTCGCAGGTTCTGCGCACCGGCCAGGTCATCGTCGAAGGCGAAGACTATCCGACGCAGACGATCAACTTCGGACGCAATGCGGCCCTAACGATCGCGCTCGCCGGCGCCGCTCGCTGGGGTGAAGTCGGCGTCGATCCGATGGATGATATCGAAGAGTGGGCGCAGCTCCTCTCCGATACCAGCGGCTTCACCGCTCGCGAGGTTCTGCTCGGCCCGGGCGCCGCGGGTCTCCTGAAGAAGTCGCTGCGGTTCCTCGAGGCGCTCGACAACCGGCGCCAGGACGGCGGCATCATGCAGCTGGGGCCCGTCAGCACCGGTGCGGAGAACAAGTATTATGCGGTTCTCGGCACGATCGGCGAGTTGACCTTCATCCAGTATTCGCAGCCCTACACGATCGGCGGCGTGCGTAACAACTTCTGGCCGTCCATGGGTGTCGGGATCTTCGATCCCTTCGGATTCATGGGCCATTTCGCCTACGGAGCCATCCTCGACAACGATGCTCTCCTCTCCATGGAGCGCTTCCCCGACATGTGGCGGGAAAGGAACCCGTCGCGAACCATCGTCCAGACGCAGGCCGCGCCGCTTCCGATCGCTCCGGAGCCGGACGCGAGCCTGTTCGCGCTGGTCCGCTAACCCTCGTTCCAACCCGTTGCCCGCATATCCGGCGGTCTCGGCCGGCGGATACCGGGACCTGAAAGGATGCTCCGATGAGCAAGAAAACCGAGCAGTTCAACGTGACCGTCAAGGTCGGCAAGAAATCCTATAAGCCCGGCGACCCGGTTCCGGTCGGCACGGGCGGCTTGTCTGTCGAGGAAGCGGAAAATCTCCGCGCCACCTTCGGCGCATGGACCGGCGGTCCCGATGCCAAGGCCTCGGCCGCAGGCGCCTCCGTCGACCTGGACAAGCTTCGCGAGGGGCTGGAGAAGCTCTCGGCGGAGAACGACAAGCTTTCGGCCGACAATGACCGGCTGACCGCAGAACGCGACAGCGCGATCAGCGATCGCAGCACCCTCCTCAAGCAGAATGAGCAGCTCGAGGAGGACAATGCGACCCTCGCGGGCGAGGTCAAGAAGCTCCAGGCTGAAGTCGAAAAGCTGACGGCCCCGAAATGACACGGCGTCCCGCCATGTTCGAAAGGATGGGGCCGAAGTTCGCCAGCGCCTTCGGCAACGTCGACGCCGTCTTCACCATTGCCGGCGTCGCGCAGCCAGCCGTTCGGGCCATTCTCAGAGTGTGGCGGGAGACCGACCTGGCGGAGGAGCAGGACCAAGCGGTCGAGGGCACGACTCATCTGCTCGCCGTGCCCGCGTCGAAGGCGCCGGGCCTCACCAGCCAGCGAGACAGCGTGACGATCGACGGCGCCACCTATCAGGTCATCAACATCGACGACGATGCGCGGGCCATGCTCCGCATCTCTCTTTCCGGGGACATCTGACCATGAAGACACAGGAACAGGAATCGGCGGCGACTGGCACGATCGACCCGATGGCGGAGCTCTGCGCGACGCTGTTCTCGACGGAGGAGAGCGCCAAGAAAAAGATCGCTCGGCAGACCGTCGGCACTATGACGCAACGGCCGTGGCCGCAGTTGCCGTCGCGCCTGCGATCGGCCATCCGTTCGGACGTCGGCCGCCTGCTGGATGCCGGCAAGGGTCGCACCGAGATCCTAGAGGCTGGCTACTCGTCCGAAGTGCTGAACCAGGCGCTTCGCGACCTCGGCCGATCGGTCTCCTGATGGCGCACCTTCGCAGCCAGATCTTCGCGGCCGTCGTCGCCCGCCTTGCCGCTATTCCGGAGTTCTCGGGTGCGGACAAGGTGAAGCGCGGCCGCAAGGCTGCGATCCCGCAGGAAAACCTGCCGGCGCTGACCGTCACCTGGGCCGACCGCTCCGAAACCCTGACGGTTCGTCCGTCATCGGGGCCGGCCGGTGAAGACGGCTATGACCGCTCCCTGCCGCTCTCGATCGTCGTGCATCTGCGCGACAATGAGCCGGAGGAGGAATTCGACCGTCTCTGCACGCTGATCGAAAAGGCGATGGCGGCGGACATCACCTTCGGCGGCCTAGCCATCGAAGCGCTTCTGCAGTCGGAGCAGTATTTCGTGAACCCGCAAACCGGCGTTTCCATGCTTGCCGGTTCGCTCACCTACCAGATCGCCTACAAGACGCTCGCCGCCAATCCCGAGCAGGTTGCGCTTTAGGCCGCCACTCCCACCAGCAAAGAGGATTTTGCCATGGCTCTCGGCCGTCAGCTTACGATTGCCCGCTCGAATGGCGCGGGCGCCTTCGAACTCGCCTGCATCACCGAACAGCGGTCCCTCGAAATCAACAACGAGGAGATCGACATCACCAAGCCGAACTGCGCCGACCCCGGCAGCAAGCTGACGCTGGCGCTGATGTACGGCATCCAGTCCATCCGCTTCAGCGGGCAGGGTGCCTTCGTCAGCAGCACGGTGATGAAGGCGGTCGCCGCTGATGCGATCAACCAGGTCATCACCGAGTATCAGGTGACGGTTCCCGGCGTCGGCACCTTCGAAGGCGACATGCTGATCTCGATCACCTTCTCCGGGGATAAGACAAACGAGCTACAGGCCGATATCCGCTGCGCGATGACCGGCGCGCTCACCTTCGTGCCCGCCGTCTAAACGGAGAGCTTCATGCTGCCTGCCAACCCATTGCGTGGCGAAGCGGAGGTTCGCATCGGTGCGATCGACTTCCGCATCGCCGTCACCTTCTCCGGGCTCGCGCGTCTTTCCGATGCGATCGGCGCCCGCACCCTCGATGAACTCTACGGCCGCCTCCTCGGTTTCGAGCCGAAGGCGGTCGCCTGCGCCATCCGTTGCCTCATCGTCGCCGACGACGAGGATCATATATCGGCGCTTTCGGCGAAGATCCTCGACGACGGCAATATTTCCGCGGCCGATCAGCTGGCCTGGCGCGAGGCGGTCGAAAAGGCGCTGTCCGCGCACATTGCCGCCGGCGCAGCGCGGCGGGATGATCGCACCGCCTCGCAGATCGCCGGAGACGCCGTCCTGGGAAAGCCCGTAAGCCCCTCCTGATCAAGGATCATCTCAAGGCGCTCTACCGCATCGCCACCTCTCCGAAGATGCTCGGCTGGTCGCCCGAGACCTTCTGGAAGGCGACGGCGGCGGAGTTTGAGATGGCCGTGGAGGGGCTTGCCGGGAACGTCCGCGGCGGACCGTTCATTTCACGGGAGGAGGTTCGACGCGCCGCTGTCGAGCATGGGGTAAAGCCATCGCTCAAGAGCAACCCGAAGGCTAAAACGATCGGTGGTTGATCAGCGTGATTTCACGTAGTCGTCGATCTTAGCGATGATGATCCCCAGCGCTGCGCTGATGACGCCTAGCCCGAAGGCAACCGCACCGAGTATCTCGTGAATAGCGGATTTTGCTGCGAAGGCGACGAGAGCCCCGCCGACAACTTGCAGAAGTCCTAACAGAAAGATGGTGGCGGCCACAATTTGCTCCAATGCGACTTATGCGGCATAAGTTGCATAATGCACGCGGAAGTCAACGGGTGAGGTCGTTCCGAGAGACGGACGGGAATCAAAATTCTTCCTTCGATCCATCTTCGTACAGGACCGCCTTCACGCAGGTGGCGGTCTTTACGTCCCGCTTTCGCAATTTGAGCAGTCGCCCGAAAAGATGATCGGACCAAACTCGATGTTCAAGATATTCGCCGCCGGCGGGAATAATCGCGTCCGGTCCTATGGGAAGCGCCCCGATCGGTTCATCCAGTGCGTCGTAAAAATATGCCAGACTGCGCACCATTCGAATCTGCTTCGCCGCGAGGGACTGCACTCGAAGGCTGATTTCCACGTTTGACGTGTCCGCCCGTCGAACTGACCAGTCGGTGATGCTAAGGATGGTTTCATTGCAGCCGGAAGCCTTCGCTTCCGACGCTGCAAACAGAGACAGCAACAAAAACAGCCTGAGCATGCACTCCTCCCTATTTGCGGCGGAGCGTAGCGTGTTTTCTTTTTTCCGCAACGAGGCATTGCATGAGCCGGCCTGATATCCCAGTCACTATTTCCGGCGACCCGAAGGGCTTCGAGTCCGCCCTTGCGCGGGTGCGAGCGCTTTCGAAAACGACGGCAACGGACGTGATGGCCTCGTTTGCGCGTGTCAAGACCCTCGCTGGCGGCGCAGCGGGCATCGTAACTGGCCTTGTTTCGGCGTCGACCGTTGCGGTGATCCGAGACGCTGCCAGTGCGATCGCTTCAGTCGGAGATGAAGCGAGACGCGCCGGCCTCGATGTGAAGAGCTTCCAGGAACTCAAATATGTTGCCGAGCAGAACCGCGTGGGCGTAGACGCGCTGACCGACGGTATCAAGGAACTTAACCTGCGCGCCGACGAATTCATTGTGACCGGCGGCGGCTCGGCGGCCGAGGCATTCCAGCGGCTCGGCTATTCCGCCGAGGAACTGAAACGGAAGCTGAAGGACCCGGCTGACCTTTTCACCGAGATCATCGGGCGGCTGGAGCAGCTCGATAAGGCGGCGCAGATCCGCATCATGGACGAGATCTTCGGTGGAACCGGCGGCGAGCAGTTCGTGCAGCTGATCGAGGCGGGCGAGATCGGCATCCGGGACACGATCAAGGCGGCTAACGACCTGGGGATTGTTCTCGACGAGCAGATGATCGAGCAAGCGCAGGAGATCGACCGTCAGTTTAATGCCATCGCGACCACGGTTGGAACTAACCTGAAGGCGGCCATCGTGTCCGCCGTCGCTAGCCTGGGAAAGTTCATCGACAGCTTCAACGAATTCGAGCGACAGCAGACAAGGACCCTTGAGGATCGGCAAAAAACGATCATGGGGGAAAAGAACGACACCTATCGCCAAATCCAGGAGGCGACGCGGGAGCGGATTGCACTCGGGGAAACTGGCGCCGGTGGAATGATCGAGCAGTCGATCGCAGAACTTCAGGCCCATATGGACAAGTTGAACGAGGAGGAGAACAGGATCATCAAGATCCTGAGCGAGCGAAACTCCCCGAAGCCAGCGCCGGCAGGCCCGCAGTGGACGCCCCCCGTCATCGACTTCACAGAGAAGGAAACCAAGCGTGGGGGCTCACGTTCTCGCCAGACCTCGGAGGCCGAAAAGGAAAAGAAGGCGATCGACGAGGTAATCGCGTCGCTGCGCGAGGAATTGGCCGTGATCGGCCTGACCGACATCGAGCGCGAGCGGACGCTTGCCCTTCGGGAGGCCGGCGTCGAGTCGACTTCGAAGGAAGGCCAGCAGATTTCGGCGCTGATCGACGAGAAATATCGCCAGCTCGCGGCCGAGGAGGCGCTGGCCGAGCAGTATGAGCGCAGCGAGGAGGCGGCAGAGCGGATGGGACAGGTTCTCGACGATCAGCTCATGCGCATCGTCGATGGCAGCTTCGATGCCAAGGAAGCAATCGCGGCGCTGCTCACCGAGATCATAAATGTCCAGACGAACGGGAAGGGGCTCTTCGGTTCGCTCTTCAGCTCGATTTTCGGCGGCGGTAGTGACTTTAGTTCCAACTTCGTGCCGACCACGACGCTCGGCGGCTTTCTCGGCTATGGGGGCGCCCGGGCTGGCGGTGGCGATGTAACGCCTGGACGCATCTATCGCGTTAACGAGTACGAGGATGAATTCTTCGCGCCGACGAACCACGGCCGCATCATCGCTCCGAGCAAGATGGCGGGTGCGGCGGCCGAGGGCGGCGGCGAAGGCGGGCGCACGGTGATCGAGATCAGCCTGAGCAAGGAACTGGTCGCCAGCATCCTCGAGCAGGCTGGAGACCAGTCCGTGCGCATCGTGCAAAGCAACAACAAATATCGAGAAGACTATTGGACGGTAGGCGGCGAGCCGAGGTGATCAGCGCGAACGTAGCTTTGCAGCTCCTTAGGCGTCGGTACCGGCATGCCGAGAACTCGATGTAGTTTTTCCAGCGAACGCTCATGCAACTCGTTGAGCGTGATGTCACCGAAAAAGCGCACGCCGACCGTCACCTTCACGAAATACGGCTTGTCGAAGTCCGGGTCCATGTAGGCCACGCTGAAGAACGTATTGGCTTTGTTCTGGTCTTCAATGGGCAGGATCTTCTCGATGACGATGGATTTCAGCTTCATGACAACGTCTCCTAAAAAGCACGCCGCCAAGGCTATGCCACCCACAGGATTGTAGCAAGCCTGCGTGCAACCTATAAGTTTGGATGAATAACGCCCATGCCCTTTCTCATCTCGCTTCCGAGCGTGGTCTACGGCCAGGTCATGTTCGACCCGGTGCGCATCCGTGACACGAACCGCATGGAAGGCCGCCGCACCGAGACGGTGTACGCCGGCACGCCCTATTGGATTGCCTCCTACTCGGCGTCCAGGTTGACGACGGCCGAGGCGGCGCTGTTCGACGCCTTCAACATGGATGCGAACGACGGCGGCTATATCGCCGGTTACGACGTGCATCGGCCGCGGCCGATCGCCTACCAGGGCAGCACTCCGCTTGCAGGCGTCAAGGCCGGCGGCGGTGCCTTCAATGGCGATGCTGTGCTTCAGTCGATCACCGACGCCAACACGATCGTCGTATCGGGCCTGCCTGCTGGTTTCAAGCTGGCGCCCGGCGATTATGCCGAGGTCCGCAAGTCGACCTTCGTGCGGTCTCTGCATCGGATTTCGCAAGCTGCGACAGCAAGTGCTGCTGGTCTCGTTACGCTGAAGATCCGCTTTGGCCTTGACCTGCAGGTGTTCACCCTCCCGTGCACGGTCCATTTCGAGAAGCCGGCCTGCATCATGGAGATGGATGCCGGGAGCTTCAGCCTTGTGAAGACCTGGCCGAACTATACGGGCCAGTTTACCGCGACGGAGTTGTTCTTCTCATGAGCGTGCTTTCTCCCGAAGTCGAGGACCTGATCGAGAGCGGCGAATTCGCTCTGCTCGACCTGACCCGCTTCGATCTGCCCGGCAAGACGGTCGGCTATCACCGCGGCGGCCGCAAGTTCACCTACAACGGCTTGGAGTATTTGCCGAACCGCTACCTGCAACCCGGCGATCTGGTGAGCGCCGTCGGCGTCGCTGTCACCACGCGCACCATCGTGTTTTCCAACATTCCGGTGACTGATCCCGAGGACGCGATCGCGCGGATCGAGGAGTTCAACTACCAGAACTCGCCGGTCATCATCACCTCGCTCGCCGGCGAGCCGGGCACAAGCAATGCCGTCGGCATCCTCTTCTCGACGATCTACGAGATAGACCAGGTGCGCTACAACGAGGGGGCCGTTTCCGGGTCGGAGCGGACGCTAACGATGATGATCGACCTGCAGCCGCCGGGCCGCTCGGCGAGGGGCTCGACCGGCGTGAAGCGCTCGCAGGCCGAGCAGCAGTTCGATAACGACCCGGCCGACACGGGCCTTGAGCACGTAGCGACCAATGCGACCATCCCCGAGGAATGGGGCCAGGTGTCGCGTTAGGCTTCTGATTTGGACTGCCGCTCCTCGAGATGGCGCTTGGCTATGACTGCAACGCCTTCGATGAGCATCCGCGATGTTGCGGAACGCGTGCGATCGGCCCGACGCTCCTGCAGCGCCTCGGCCTCCTTCATTTCTGAGGTCAGTGTGTCCTTGAAGGCATCGATCCAAGCCATGCCTTCCTCCCCTTTCATGATTGCCACTTCTACGATCAGCCGCTGCAGCATGATGAAGGTGGCGCTCATGGTGGCGCGCATTTCGGCATCGGTCATTCTCGTCTCCTGATTGGTGATGACCCTCAAGCACAACTGCCAACCTAAAGTCGAGTTAAAAAACCGTAATGAACCGCTTCCGCATCGTCGAAGCCACGCTCGAGCGTGAGCTTGCGAAACCCTATGCCTATGGCTCGGCCGATTGCTTCATGCTCGGCTGCGCCTTTGTCGACGCGCTAACGGGCTCGGCTCTCGCCGGGAAGCATCGCGGCGCCTATCGGACGCTTGCCGGTGCGCAGCGGGCGCTGCGCCGGCGCGGGCACAAGTCTCTGGTGAGCTTTTTCGCGGCCGAGCTGAGGCAGGAGCCGAAGGGCGAGGCGGAGGCGCGCCTTGGTGATCTCGTCATCCTGCGCCTCGCCGACGGCGCCGAGCATGTCGGCGTTTGCCTCGGCGCGCGCTTCGTCACCAAGACCGAGCGCGGCCGGAGCGATCACAGCCTCGCCGACGTCATCGCGGCCTTCCACCTCGGATAATCCAGAAAATGGCAATCTTCACTTCCATCGGCACGGCGATTGCCGGCGCGCTGTTTGGCGGCTCCGCGCTCGCCGCGAGCCTGATCGGCGGCGCGCTCGCCTTCGGCACCAAGCTCGCCATCGGCAAGCTCACCCAGAAAACGCAGGGCAAGCAGAAGTACACGGCCGTTCAGGGCGAGATCCAGTTTGGCGGCGACGTGCCGGTTGGCACGCTCTATGGCGTCGGACCGACGAAGGGGCAGCGCGCCTTCTATGCCAAGTGGGACAAGGGCAACAAGCGCAATGCCGAGGTCTTCATCCTCGCCAACGGTTGGTGCGACGGCCTCGAACCCTACGTCTACATGTACGGCGAGAAATACAATCTCGTGGCGCAGGCGACGATCGGCAACGAGGTCGCGCGCTATGGCGTGCAGGGCTTCATCGACGGCGACGGCAACAGCGCCATCTCGATCCGTTTCTATGACGGCCGGCCGGGACAGGGCGTCGATCAGCGCCTCGTCGATGTCACCGCGACCCTCGGCAACAAATGGAAGGCGACGAGCAAGCTCTCCGGCATGTGCTATGTCGTCGTCGAGCGCTACTACCATCTGCAGTTCTTCCGCGATGCCGGTCGCGGCAAACCGGAAATCGATTTCGTGCTGCGGGGCTTGCGCGAATACGACCCGCGCAAGGACTCGACGGTGGCCGGCGGCTCCGGGCCGCAACGGCTCAACGACCCGTCGACCTGGGCACACGCGACGAACCCGGCCGTTCATCGGCTCAATTATCAGCTTGGTCTGCGCGCGCTCGTCTCCGGCCGGACGCTGATCGGTGAGGGCAAGAGCCTCGGGCAGCTCGATCTCGCGACCTATTTCGTCGCGATGAACGTCTGCGACACGCTGCGGGCGAACGGCAAGAAGACCTATGAGTGCTCGCTCTTCGTCAGTGGCGACGACGATCATACAGAGGTGCTCAAGCAGTTTGACGATGCGATGGCCGGCTACGGCCTCAATCGCCGTGGTCTCTCCGGCGTCATTCCCGGTGCGCCGCAGATCCCGGTCAAGGACCTGACCGAGGCGGATATTCCGATCGAGCGCGCGAAGGATATCCAGTTCCGCAAGTCCGCTTTCGAGCGCTTCAATCATCTTTCCGGCCAGTTCACCTCGATCGAATCGATGTGGCAGCCGGAGAGCCTGAAGCCGGTCTATGTGAATGCTGACGTCGCCGCCGACGGTCGCAATCGGCAGACGAGCATCGACTTTCTGCAGGTGACCGATCCGGACATCGCGCAGTATCTGCTCAACATCCGCTATCGGCAAAACCGCGTGAGCGGCTCGGCCACCGTGCCGGTCAGCCGTCGCTTCGGCTTGGCCGTGCAGGAGGGCGAGTGGATCACCTGGCGCGGCAAGACCTGGATGATCAGCGAGTGGCGGGCCGACGAGCGTCTGCGCATTACGCTGGTTCTCAGTGAGACGAGCGCGGCGATCTATGACGACGGCGACATCGAGCCGGGTCCGATCATCATTCCGCCGACGCCGCCGATCAATCCGTCGCTCCTGTCGACGGTGCAGAACTTCAATGTTGCCGTCGGCATGATCAACGGAGCGCAAGGGTACGATACGCCGGTTCTGGAATTCACCTGGGAGCCGCCGGACGATCCGACCATCACGGCGGTGCGCTTCTTCTACCAGATCGATGGCGCGACGGAGCTTTTCGAGGATCAGTGCACATCGCCCGAGGATGGCATCTTCCGGACCACGAAGAACGTCGTTTCCGGCAAGGTCTATACGGCTCGCGCCACAATCACGACCGTGCCCGATCGGCTGCGCACCTACACGCCGTGGAAGACGACGGTCGAGCCGACGGGCCTGCAGACGCTTCTTACCGGGCTGCAACAGCTGCAGGCGGACGCCATCAACCGCTTCAAGGAATTGCAGCGCGAGATGGACGACTTCTTCCGTCCGACGATCGAGCAGCTGCTGACGGCGTTTTCGCTGGAAGGCGCAGTCGGGCAGGTGCAGCGGGAGGAGCTGCGGGCGCAGATCGGCGAAAACCTGGCGCAGATCGTCGAGGAGCGCCGCGTCCGCGTCAGTGAGGACGAGGCGCTGGCGCAAATCATGACGGCACTGCAGGCGAGCCTCGGCACCACCAATGCCCGGCTGACGACCGAGGAAACGGTTCGTGCCAGTGCGGATGGCGCGCTCTCGTCCAGCATCACGGGGGTCAGTGCGGACCTAAATGGTCGTTTCGCGCAGGGCTTGGTGAAGTTCGAGGCGGTCGCAGCGCCGACCGGTGTCGACGCCCGTTTTTCTGTCTTGCTGCGCGGCGGCACCAATCAAAGCTTCAAGGTGTCTGGCTTTTACGTCGAGCTTTACACCGAGGGCGGGGTCCAGAAATCACGAATGGCGATCGAGGCTGATCTGTTCGTCGTCACCGATGGCAACAGCCGGCACTATCCGCTCGTCTACGAAAACGGTGTCCTGAAGCTCGCGATCGCCGACATCGGCTTGGTCAATTCCGGCCGAATGCTCGCCCTCAACGGCAAGATGGACATCAACCTCAACAACGGAACGATCGAGATTTACAGCTGATGGTCCGAACGATGATTGGCGTCGATTCGACCGGCGCCGGCTGCATCAAGATCATGAAGAACAATGCCGATGATCCGCGCACGACGCCGGACAGCCAGCGGTCGAAGTTCCTCTACAATTCGAAGTTCGCGCTGCAGGCCTCGGTCGCGGACATCGAGATCTGCAACGTCATCACATCAAGCGGAAGCGTCGTTTACCGCTACTTTCCGGCGGGCTCGAACGCCTCGAACTATACCAGCATGGAGGGATCGGGCGGCGGCGACAGTACCTGGCTCTACAAAAACGCGCACTTTGCCAACCTCAAATACGATGTGCCGCTGTTCGACTGGAAGGCGAAGTCAAACACTACGCAGCGCTACAATCAGGCGATCGTGCAGCGCCGGTTTAGCGGGCAGTATTACCACGACCAGGGCGGATACTATTTCACAGGCAATCAGCGCCAGGGAGCATGGCTGCAAGGCTATAACGGCAACATCAGCCAGTGGGGGTCTTTCGCCTTCGGCACCTATGCCGACATCACCACCTCGACGTTGAACGACCAGTTCAACCGGTTCCTTTCGCGGGACAAGCGTCTGATCGTCTGGAACCTGCCCGGCAACAGTGAGGCGCCGAAGGACGCGCCGCCGCTGGCGCCGAACGGCCAAAAGGCGATCCGGATTGCCTCCAATGCGATGCTGATCGCTCGGCCGGGCTACAACGTCGACACCGCCGACTATTGGCAGATCGCCTATGACAGCCGGCGTTTGCCGGTGAAGGTGATCGCGGCCGCTGACATTGCCCTTCCTGGCGGCATCACCGACTACGACACCGGCGTCGCCCTGCCGGACACCGTCGCCGCCGACGTGCATTTCTACACGGGCTCAACGATTATGTACCCGAACAATCCGGTCGATCTCGACTTCGGCGCGGAATACTGGTTCGAGGGCTCGAGGATCCGCTTCAGCGGCGGCGGCAACGGCATGCGCGCCCGCTTCATGATCTACCTCGAGGACAACAGCGCTCCAAGCGGGGGCAGCAACAAGGTGCTGCGGCAGTTCAATGACGGCACGCGTGACGTGGTGCAGTTCTTGCGGCCAGGCTCGGCCGATCCGCCCTCCTGGGCCGATATCATCATCGATACGCGCTGGCCGGCCGTGCAGATCCTCGCGGAAGGCTATTTCGCTGTTGCCGCGGGTAACAATGTCCAGACGACGATCAACTTCGACGCCAACGGCATGTTTCCTATGGTGAAGTACATCACCGAGCATGGTTCCGGCAGCCGATCGAACCTCGGCAGCTGGCAGAAGTCCTTCAAGATGCCCTACGTGAAGCGGCTGGTTTATTCCTATCAGGGCCGGCCGGATGCGGGCGACAGCACCTACTGCGCGCTCACCAACACCAGCGCGACCTTCCACACCTTCAGGGGCAATGTCGGCGATTACTATAACGACGCCGGCGATCCCGGCACTTGGAAGACAACCGGGGTAGGCGATCCGCCCCTCGGCATCCGCTACTACATCTTCGGCATTCCAGCTTAGGAAATCCTGACATGACCACTCCTTACACGACAGGGACGGTGTCCCTGACGAACGGCAACGCCGTGATCACGGGCATAGGCACGGCATGGGCGACAGCGCTGATCGCCGGCGGCACTCTCTATGTCGAGGCGGACGGCAACCCCATGCCGATCCTCTCCGTCGACAGCGACACCGAGATCACGGCGGCGATCAAATGGACGGGAGCGACCGGCACTTATCCCTATGCGATTATGCGGGACACCGCCTACGGCCAGCAGACGGTGGCAAACGCCAATGCGCTCGCGACCTATATTCAGCGGCTTGCCAACGAGGCCTTGGCGGCGCTCGCCTCGCTCGATCCCGCCGCCGACAAGCTGCCGTTCTTCAATGGGGAGGCGACGGCCGCGCTCACGGACCTGACGGCGGCTGCGAGAGTGCTTTTGAAGCTTGCCGGTAACGCCGCGGCCGACAAACTGCCTTACTTCAGCGGAGCGGACGCGGCCGCTCTGACCACACTGACGGCGGCGGGCCGGGCGTTGCTCAATCTGGTCGGACAGGCCGCCGCCGACAAGCTGCCATATTTCAGCGGTGCAGATGCGGCGTCGCTTGCCACACTGACCGCTTTCGCGCGAACGGTTCTCGATGATCCCGATGCGGCCACAATGCGGGGGACGTTAGGATTTCCAAATGCAGTTAATGCCGTTGGTTTTACGCCAGTCCAGCAAGGCGGTGGTGCTGGTCAGGGTGCTAATAAGATCTTTATAGGATGGGCCGGAACTGAGCTTAAATTTCAGGTAGACAATGTTGATCAGGGCATGGTTTGGGGGAACTACAGAGCGACGTTCATTCAAGCTCAAAGCGGATACATCAAATTCCCCAACGGCTTCATTATTCAGTGGGGAACGAACTTCACGTCAAACTCGGATTTTACGATCTTATTCCCCGTCGTTTTTCCTGGCGCGTGCGTCGGTGTCTTTCCCAATATCGTAAACAATCCTGCAAACACGCAATCGTTGTTCGCCGCGAGCGTCGGCAACATTACCACCTCGCAATTCGACATTCATAAGAGATGGGCGCAAGCCGGTGGCGGCCTCGGCCCTGCCGTGTCGGAAGTATTCTGTTGGGTGGCAGTTGGCTGGTGAGCGAGGACAAGATGACGCACTACTTTGCAAAGTTTGACGCCGACGGTTTACCGCTCGCCTTCTACGTCGACGACATACACGGCTGCCTCACTCGGCCGATCTACGGAGAGCCGGACGAGAAAACCGGGATCGTTCCAGTCATCGGCGAAGAGCCGAACCCGGACTGCCAAATCCCAGCCGATGCGGCTTCGATCACGCACGAGCAATGGTCGGAGTTCATCAGCAATCACGGCCTTCGCCGCTGGGAAAACGGCGCTGTCGTACCGTATGAGCCCCCGCCGAAGCCGCTGACGGTCGAGGACTATTCCCGCGCCATCCAGGCGCATCTCGATGCCAAGGCGCGCGAGCGGCAATATGACGGCATCCAGACGGCCATCACCTACCGCGACGACCCGAACCCGCAGTTCGCGGCCGAGGGCGCGGCGCTCTTCGCCTGGCGCTCGGCGGTGTGGACCTATTCGACAGCCGAGTTGGCAAAGGTGACGGCCGGCGAGCGCTCGCAGCCGACAATTGAAGAGTTCGTTGCGGAGTTGCCGGCGTTCGAGTGGCCGGCCTAGCCGGGGGCGGACGGCGTCGCTGCCATTGCTTGAGCTTCTTCGGTTTCCCCCGATTTTGTCTACCAGCGACGATCAAAGGGGCGCAGGCCCTGGAGTGGCTGAATGTCGGCTCCCGATAAGTTTTCTTTAAGTGCGTCCCAGACGTGATCTGGAACTTCAAACGGCGTTTCGTCTGTGTGATGACTGCCGGCAGGTATCGACAGAAAGCCTTTGGCGACCAGCGCCTTGGTATGCGGATTGAAGTATGGTGCCGAAAACACCCTTGTTTTGTTCGCTACCGCCCAGGCTAGCAGTAGTGCTTCCGGTTCTGGCAACTCATCAAGCCCGGCGATGTGCTTGGCCTGCCATTGTTCCCATGCTTTCCTGCGGAAGGGGCGAGTGGCTAGCTGCAGAATAGATCGAATGATCGCGACCGCAAGAATGCTTGCGCTGCAAAGGGTCGCGATAAATGTCACTCCCGGCAGCCAATCCGGCAGGGCGGTAAGGTAGTGAATGTCGAAATGGTAGCCGCCAAGGATGCTAGCCCCCGCCAAAAACACCGCAAGCGCGACTGGCCATGAGGCGGTCATTGCTTCCAAAAGGTCTTTCAGTGACGGCATCGGAGCCCCCAGTTGCTTTGCGGGCAATGGAGCAGAGCGACAACCAAAAGTCGATCCCTCAGCGGCCCCGTTGAGTTAATCCCCCAAGATCCGCTTCGGATCGGTTTCAACAAAAGGAAAATCAGATGGATAAAACCGTGCCTCCCGGCGCGGCGATCCTGCTCGACTTCATCCGCGAGACGGAAGTCGGCAAGAGCGACCGCGCGTCCTATGACGTGATCTACGGCCATAACGAGGACAAACTGCCGAAGCCGCTCACCGCCATGACTTATGGCGAGGTGGTCGACGCGCAGAAGAGCTGGACGAAGCGCTTCAAATCAAGCGCAGCCGGCGGCTATCAATTCATGCGCGCGACGCTGATCGACCTTGCCAATGCGATGCCGTCGTTGCGCGGCGATCAGCTCTTCGAGCCTGATCTTCAGGATCGTCTCGGCTACAAGCTGCTGCTGCGGCGCGGCTATGCCGAGTTCATCGTCGGGAAGATCGACCAGGTCGACTTTGGAAAGCGCCTTGCGCAGGAATGGGCCTCATTTCCAGTTCTCGCTGCCACTCAGGGCGACAAGCGGCTGGTGAAGCGTGGTCAGTCCTACTATGCCGGCGACGGCCTCAACAAGGCGCTGGTGAGGCCGGAGAAGGTCGAGGCGGTGCTGAAGCGAGTCCTCGAGGCGGCGCGGCAGCCTCATGAGATCGAGGATGATGCCGCGCCGCCGGCGCCAATCCCCGTTCCGAGGCCGGAGCCGCAGCGCAAGCCGGTGCGCAAATCCGGCCGCTTCTGGACCTGGCTGCTGACGGCCGGCGGCACGATTGTCACGGCACTCAAGGAACTGAACCTTGTGGCGCTCGACTGGCGGGTGCAGATCGCCATCCTCGTCGTCATCGTCGGCTTCGCGGTCTATGCGATCACGTCTATGCCCGCCGTGCGCGAAGCCTTGGGGCTGAAGTGATGGTCGGCTGGACGAAGATTCTCGGCGGCGTGCTCGTGCTTGCCGCTATCACCTGGGCCGTCCTCGAGATCCGCGAGGATGGTGCCCAATCCGCCAAAACCGCTATCGAGAGGCAGAACAATGAAGCGGCGAACCGCGCTCATTCGAAGCGCACTGATTACGATTCCTGCCTTGCTGCTGGCGGGCTGTGGAACTTCGGGGCCGGGGAGTGCGACGGGCCTAAGAAACGTCGTCGGGACTGATCTGATCGGCGCCCGAGGCGCGACGCCAGAGGATCAGCGGAAGATAGACCGGACCGTCGTCGGCATCTGCGCCGCGGCGGTCTGGACGAAGGGGGAATGCGCTAGACACGGGGAAGGGCGGGAATGACGACTATGGACGCGAGCGTTCACCAGCAGCTCGGAACGCTGATAGCTGAGGTAAAGAACCTTCGAGAGGATTTCCGGAGGTCGGAAGACAAATCCGATGCCAGCCGGGCGTCAATGCACCGGCGCATGGACGAGCTGGTCGAGCGGGTCGGTACGCTCGAGGGCTCTACCGCGGCGATGCAAGGTGACATCACGGAGATGAAGCCGATCACCGATGATGTGCGGAAGTGGAAGCTGATGGGGATGGGCGCGCTCGGCGTTATCGGAGTTGGGGGCGCCGCGGTCGGCGTTACCTTCGCCGACACCTTTCGGCGGCTTTTGTCGCTACTGGTGAAGTGAAAGTTAACTGTTTCATCCGTAGATGATTCCAGCGTTCTCAATATCTCTCTGCATCGCTTCGATCACAACGGCGTCAAAATACGATGCGGGTGGGCTCCTCAGAAATGTAGCCATGTCCATGTATGTGTGCCTGGCATTGCCTTGCGTTACGTGTATTTGCCCATTGAGTGTGATGGAGGCGAAAAGATCAGGACGTTGAGTGTACGTTCCGACAAGCTCATCCAAGCGAGGTGGAACTGCGCCGATTCTGGTGGAGCTTCCCACCAAGATGTCGGCAATTTTCCTCTTACTCCTGTCACTTTGCACCATTGCTACCAAGTGATCAATCTTGGTCGAGAGAAGCTGGACCTGGGCTTGTTGGGGATCAACATTTCCTGCCGGAAGCGAAGCCGCGCTAGTCAACTGCATCAGCTTTACAAGCGAAAATACCTGCCGACCGTCACTTGATCCATTCACAGTGTCATTGATCGCGCGGACGATTTTGTTTCGTGTTTCGAGCGTCTTGGATATGCGCAGCGTGTGGTCGTATTCGATGTCACGGAAACCGTTGAGATCAAAGATTCGCCGCGTGCGATCGTCCTTAATCAAAACTGTCGGCTTATCGAAGGCTTGGCGGATGCCGTACTCGAACAAGACGTTTGGATTGTTCGTCGAGAGATCGCAGATGCAGAGGTCAGCAGTCGCAACCTTGGTCACCACATCAAGCTGAATCATGTGTGCCGACGCAGTCGATGTCGCAAGCTCGCAGTTGTACCCGGCCGAGGCCACCGCTGGGGCGATCAACTCCTCATACACCTCGGTGAAGTGCCCCGATGGATAATCCGGAACGTCCGAGATCGGCATTATCACAAAGCACGTTTTCCGGTCAGTCTCTGGAGTCACGGCGGCTTTTTTCGTCACGATGGCCTCTTGGCTTCAATACGCGTGAGCTACGCTATACGCGCAAAAATTGCAAGGAGGAACGTTCATTCGAGAACCAGTGCGGGGGGGATCCGTACCAGCGCGGACGGCATGGTCAGCGCCCGCCGACCGATGTTCGTGACGTTCGCGTTACTGCGTGTGCGCTAGCATATTCATCCGTCGCAGGGGGCGGCGAAAACATGTAGATCAGATCATCGCACCCGAGGCCGCATGATCGATGTTTCCCCGGCTGCACCCACCTCGGGCAGCTTTGGCCGATCAGGTCGATGAAGTCTCGTATCGGCATAGCCGGCCCGTGCTTCTCGATCAGCCGGGCGACGTTGTAGCGCCCCTTACGACTGCACTGCCTGCAGATCAGGACCATGTGCGGGAGGGTGAATTCAGCGAGCGTTTTCGGTTTCTCGGGCATGGCTGATCCTTTTCGGTTGAGGTTGCAAATTCTGCCTCATGTCGTAGGAGCGCCCGCAACGCTGGTCGTGTTGCTAATATGTTCTCACTGTCTCGCTGAAAATGCGATGAATCCTGCCTCGCTTTTTACTGTGTAGAATAAGTCCCGCGCCGATAAACATCAGGCCGGAAACCACGCACACGCTGCAAACTCCAATTGTCGTGGTTAACTCGAATTTTTCTTGCTGCAGCAACTTATCAATCAGAAGCCAGCCAGCGCCAGAAACAAAGAACAAACCAGACGACGTGAAGAACGCAGCCAGCCCGTCAAAACTTAAGATATCTTCCAAGTCCGTCCTGTTGACCGCCACCATGTCTTGCTGCCGCTCAAGATAGTTGGGAGTAAAAACTGCTCCTTGCGGCTGATATACGTCAAGCGCCGTGCGCTGCATTACAGACCGGATTTTCTCCTCCTCACTCATTCGCTTGCCCCCGGTTAGGAGCTTCATCCTTATTTTTCAGCACGCCAGAAACAACTGCATTAATCAGTTGCGTATTGCCGCAGTTCTGGCAAATCAGGCCAACATGAGGATATGTAGGCCCTCCGACGACCAAAGAACCTCCATGGTAGATTGGCACGTGCAGCAAATGATCGAGCAAGCCCCAATTCCGCTGTGAACAAACAGGGCACTTCCCAACTAAGGCGGCTTTGCTCGTAAGATGCCTCTCAACTTGTTGCCTCTGTTCGAGTGTGAGGCGCGATTCATCTATTCCGGTATTTAGTTCGCTCATTTTGCTTGCCACCTTGCTGTCGGCGCCACCATTACGATCACCACCGGCTACCACCGTTGCAAATCGCCCACAAGCGCTGGGACGTTTTCGACAAACCGCGCGTTAATGGCCGCATGGCAAGAGCATCGTCGAAAAAGCCTCCTGTTCTCCTTCCGCCGGATCCGATGCCGGCACGGGTCGATCCCTGTCTCGCCATGCTCGTCGACAAGCCGCCGAAAGGACCGGATTGGGCCTTCGAGGTGAAATGGGACGGCTATCGGCTCGCGGTACACATTGAACCAGGCAGAGTGCGGGTCATCACGCGCGGCGGCTACGACTGGACTACCCGCTTTCCGACAATCGCCGACGACGCGCGACGGCTCGCCGTGAAAACGGCCATCCTCGACGGCGAGGCAGTCGTGCTCGACGACAAGGGCAGATCCGATTTCGGCATGCTGCAGCGCGCCCCGGGGCGGCTGCCGTCCGCCGTCGAAGCTGGCGCCATCGTCCTCTACGCCTTTGACCTCCTCTATCTCGACGGCCGGGATCTACGCCGGCTGCCGCAACGTGAACGCCGGCGGCTACTGGAACCGCTCGTGGCCGGACGTGAGGGCGCCGTGCGCCTCTCGGAAGAAGTTCAGGCGGACGGGGATGAGTTCCTCCGCGTCGCCTGCGCGCATGGGCTCGAAGGAATCATCGCCAAGCATCGCGAGCGGCCCTACCGCTCCGGTCGGAATGATTCCTGGCGCAAAATCACCTGCACCCGCCGCGACAGCTTCGTGATCGTCGGCTTTGAGCCGTCCGTCATGCCTGGTGCGATCGGGCGGCTGCTGCTGGCAGCGAGGAAGGGTGACGAGCTGGTCTATGTCGGCGGCTGCGGGACGGGGTGGAGCCGGCAGGAATCTGTGAAGCTGCGCGGGCTGCTCGAGGAAATCGTGACGAACTCGCCGGCGGTGAGCCTCAGACGAAAGAATGCGGTTTTCACCGAGCCTGCGCTCATCGCCGAGGTCGAATATCGCACCTGGACCGATGACGGGAAGCTACGGCATCCGTCTTTCAAGGGGATCAGGGAGAGGGAGGATGATGCGACGGTGTTTGATCTAGCTTCGCTCGAGGCCTGA